ACGGCGTCGCCGAGGAAGTTCTGGTCGATGCGGATGGACTTGAAAAACGCCTGGTGATCGAGCCGGCCGGAGGCGTAGTTGTAGCCGGCGCTGTTGCCGGCGGCGATGTTGAACGGCATGTTCAGGCAGCGGGCGATCTCGTTGATGATCTCGCGCTTGAACTCGCCGTATACGGTGGTGGGCTGCTCGGCCCGCACTTGGCCGATCTTCCAGCCGAACGGCATCGTCATCCACGTGCCGCGGTCCATCTCGACCGTGTCGAGGGGCTCCAGATCCGCCTCTTCCGGGTCCGCGGGCGCGTCGGTATAGATCACGCCGCTGGGCAGCGCCGCCTGCTCGGCCGATCCAAGCACCGCCAAGGTATACCGCCGCAGCATCGCGAACAGCGGCAACGCCGGCGTGATCTCGGGAATCCCGCGGCTCTGCCCCGGCCGCTCGGCACGGAACAGGTGGATGACCGATTCGACCGGCAGAACGTCGTACTCGACGCGTCCGGCACGCAGGGCGTTCGTGTCGCCGGGGTGATGCCGCAACACGTAGTACGCGACGGGATTGCCGAAGGCGTCAAAAACGATTCCATCAGCGACGTTTGTGGCACCGGCATCCTGCCGGTGAATCATCCACGGCGACGCGACCTGGTCGGCTTCGATCAGCCGCAGGTCGAGCTGCACCGGTGCTTGGATCCGCGGGTTGGTCGCCAGCAGCCCGAAACATTCGCCCGATTCGCACTGGGCGATGCGCATCGTCCGCAGCTTGTGCGCCAGGCCGATTGCCTTGGCCCAACGCGTGAACTCGCGCTCAATGATCCGGTTGGCCTCGGGGTCGTCAGTGAGCATCTGGAGCCGTGGCCCCGCACCGACAACGTAGTTCGCCAGCGTCAGCACGATGCCCTTGGCATACGAGTTGTTCGCGACCTCGTACCGCGCCCGGGCGCGCAACGTCCGCCGCACCTCCGGGCTCATGGCCGCGTTGGCGGACAGGTGATCGGCGTTCGCCCAGTGACGGCGATTCTCGTGCGTCGTCTGCGCGGCGTCGTACTTGCCGCGCACGACGAGCAACCGACCGCGGCCGTTGCGAGCCGGCTTGCGTCTGCCGAGCTGTCGCAGCCACTTGAGCATCAGCCAATCACGTCCGGCAGAAACGGCAGCAACAGTTGCAGAACGGCGTACAGAAACGCCCAGAACGTGCCACCACCCAGCAAAAGCAGTTGAAAAACGTCCATCACTGAACCCTCTTGCTCCAGCGTCCGGTCTCCAGACTCCGGACTCGCATCACACCGCCCCCGGCGGGGCCACCTTCGTCATCCGAACGCCCAGGCCCTTCTTGGCGGCCTCTTTGCTCGACAAGTAGCGGTCGGCCTCGATCTGGTCCTTCAGATCGTGCTGCTCGACGCTGCCCGAATCGCCCTGGGCCCGCTTGGGCCCCTGGGCGTTCTCGCGAATCGTGTCTTTCAGGTCTTCAGCCATCGAACGCTACTTCCGCTTCGCGGCAACCGGCACGGCCGACACATCGCCGGGGTTCTCGGGCAGATCGACCGACGTCTCCGCGAACGCGATGATCCCGCGAGCATTCTCGATCAGTGCCATCAGCCGCGTCTTGTCGGCGTCGAAGATGCCGCTCGCCCGATCCTTGCTCTGGCTCTGTACCAGCTCGATGTAGCCGGCCTTGAACCGTCGCACGAGGTCGCGCACCTCGGCGTTCTCGATTCCGTTGATGTCCTCGTCGGGCGGGAAGTCGGTGACCGGGTACGCCGTCGGATGCGTCTTGGGCAAATCGAGTGGGTTGTCCGGTTCACTGATCACGCCGACGTAAGCTTCGAGCCGGTCCAGGTAGTTGCTCGCTCGACCTCGATCGTGAACGTTAAACTCGGCCTGCACAGCCGATTGCGACGCGATCAGCTCGCTGGCGAACGTCACGATCCGGTCAACCACTCCGGCGATGTCAAAGTTGGCGACGGTGGTGGACATGCTGTTCTCCCGTGGTTGTGCTCGACGACGCGACCATCACGCCGCCGCATTCACTTGCGGGAGCAGGATTCGAACCTGCGTCCTCCGGCTCATGAGGCCGGCGAGCACTCCGCTGCTCCATCCCGCAGATGCTTCGAGTATGGGCGCAAAGGGCTCCCGCAGTCAAGTAATGCTAGACATGAGAGACAAAAACGTTACAGATATGTAATTCGCGCAACGAGGCGCAATACATGCAAAACTTGCAATACTAGCCTACAAGACGTTCCGACGTCATGATCCGCCGGCCGCAGTTCCGACACTCGCGCCGCCGCAGGACGCGATCACCCCTGCGGCGTGTCCACAACACAAAGAGGTGTCGGCAGCCGCAGCGAGGACACTCCAGCCCTCGCGTCTCGGTCTTTACTGGCTTGGTGTCCTTGCTCACCGCTTCGCCCTCTGGAGTTCCGAGAGTCTGACGCGTTGCCGCCGCGGAGCCGGCTTTGCATCGGTACCGAACAGGACGGCGCCCTGAATCGACGCTGCCACCGCAGCGCCGACCAAGCAGTCGAACCAGTGGTTGTCGAGGCCCGCGGCGCGGAGCTTCCATTCGTCCACGGTGCGACCGCGGCCCTCGGTCTTGACGCGGTACTCGGCCGTGAGATGCTCGGCGAACAGGCGATGCCGCTCGGGCTTGTGGCCGAAGAGCGACAGGCAGCCGGGGTCGCCCATCGGGACGGCCAGGCGGGCGTGGACGAACGACTTCCAGTAGTTCGTGTCGAACACGACGTGTCGAACGGAGCGCTTGCCCCTGATGACCGGGATGCGCCAGTTGAGCCCGACGCGATCACCGCGTTTGCGCTTGTACTCGCTGAATGGGATGCTCGACGCGCCGACGTAGCGGCCGTGGCTGGGCATCACAACGCCGGCATGTTTGCTCTGCCGGCAGAACTGGTAGACCACGTCGGACGACTGGCCCCAGTTGGCGTCGATCAGACAGCGGTCGATGCGGACCAGCGCCCCGTCGTCGCGCCGCCACTCCTTGCCGAGCGTGTGTTCGGTCAGTCGCTCGAGGCCGGCGTAGATCGCCCCTTCCAGTCCAGCCCGTGGCGATGCCCGCTGGAGCGTGCGCTTGACCTCACGCAGCGTGAAGTATGGCACCCTCTGATCCGGCTCGGTGCCGTAGTCGATCACGCAGCCGGTGAAGTCATCCTGCCACGCGGCGACGAGCCAGAACAAGCACTTGGCCTGCACGTCGATGAACATCGTCAGGTACGTCGCCCCAATCGGCACCTCGCCCCGTTTCATGCCGTTGGTCTTCCCGGCAATCTGGTCGGCGGTGAGCAAATCCTCGTCAGGCGGCTCCTCTGGCAGCGGCTCGTTCTGATACTCGGCCCAGAACGCCGCCTCGTCCTGGAGCTTGAGGTTCATCGCGTGCTGGATGGCCGAAAGTTCGTCGGGGTTGTATCGCTCCGACCAGGCGACCTTAGCCCCCTCGTCCATCTCGGCCCGATGCTGGCGGTAGAACTCTGTCGCGACCGCGGTGCCAGTCCCATTACGCAGCCCTTCGTTTCGGATCTTGGCGTACTTGGCCCACAGAGCTTCGTTCGTCGGGAACGAGTAGACCATCTTGGTGCGTTCACCTTGCCATTGCGGGTGTTTGTCGCGGTCGAGGATACGGTCCGCCATGTCGTCGGGGCGAACAACCGTGACGGTCATCAGACCCGCGATCTTGCGCCCCGGGCCGGCCAAGCCCAGGATCGCGCCGGCCAGGATGCGCTCGCGTGTGGCGCACTGCGACGGCGACCTTGCCGACTCGTCGGTCTGCGGGTCGTCGATCAGCACCAGCGACGGGCGAACCGAGCGCCCGTCGGGCCGCTTGTACTTCATGCCGCGGATGCGCCCCGTAATGCCCGCCACGCGGATGACCCCGCCGCTGGCCTTCGAGCCGGGGATGGTGGGCAGCACAATCTCGCGCGCCGTCCAGCCGATGTGGGTCTGTCTGTCTTGGTAGAGCTGTCCGCCAGCCCGCTGGTGGATGCCCTCCAGGCAGCGGATGGGGTAGACGACCTCCGGAAAGTCCTCCAACAAGGCGTCATTGTTCTCCAGTTCGGCCTTGATCGAGTCGAGCATGTTGGCGGCGTGCTCCTCGTCGCTGCCGATCAGCGCGACGAACTCGCGGTGTCCATACAGCAGGGCCCACAGGCACGCCGTCTCGCACAGGCTGGTCTTGCCGCTACCGCGCGGCATCGCCATCGCGAACAGCCCGCCTTCGAGCACCGCCTGCTCGATCTTGGCGATGACCTTCAAATGGTCCGGCGACCAGGCCAGGTGAAACGTCTGCGGGAAGTACTGCTCGCAAAAGAAGCGGAAGTCACGCTCGGCCTTCGCCTTCCGCTCGGGATTCACGACCGCCGGCAGCTCGCCGATGTCACGGCCCGACTGCGACAGCTCACGTTGCCGGCGACCCACGCGATCGCGGTGGCGTTCGTACAGATCGGTCCTCGAGGCTGCCTGTCGATCCGCGACTCGCTGTCGTTCGAGCACCAGCCATGCGACGTAGCGGAGCAGATCGACCGTCTTGCCGTCGCCGATGCGCAGGCCGGCCCGGGCGCGATGCACGCGCAGCACACGATCGTTTATTACTTCGCCCAGCGGC